TCAAGAAAGCTAAGGTTTTCAGGCTTGCAGGCTTTGGTGAAGCGGGCAAGGTCAAAGTGTGGGTTGTCATCCTTGAAAACCTTAACCAGCATCCCTGCCATGTTGATAGCAATGCCGCAACCGTTTGCGTTTTCCTCTTCGTTGATACCCCATCGGATAACATCTGCGATTGCTTTGTAGTGTTTTTTTGGGAACATATCCATATCTCCTAAAAAAGGTTTCAGTTGTAGGTACTTGCTTGAACAAAGCAAGAATCATTCAAATACTTGGCTAATTGTTTAGCGGTTTTTTGACTACTGCAACCAATTACTATCTCCGTTTGATTGTCGTCGTCGCGCCCATAAACATTCCATACTACCGATCCGTCTGATAATACTTCGGGTCTTGCTTGCCATTCATTCATTGTTCGTACTCCTATTTTAGCTTTCGTTAAGGGGCCTCCGTGCCCGGTTAGCCGTCCGTGATTATCTTTAGGAGGCTGGTTTTGTTACTGGATTTTCCCTGAGATATTTGTCGATTGCCTTTTGGTAACAGGCTGGGCTTGACTCAAGGAACATCGTTGTTGCTTTGTCGCGGACTACGCCGTCTGCGCCAAGAGTGCACCAGCGGCCCCTGCCGCTTGGATTCGACACCCAGAAAGTCCCGTAGTCGTATGGCGTAACTTTCATTTTACAATAACCCCTTTAATAAGTGCCCGGTTAGGTTAGAATTTGGGTTTGCCCCGTGATATTACACGGATGGCCGTTGCAAGGGCTTCGAGATACTTAGCGGGCAGCCCGTCAATGGCCTCGGCGATTGTTTTAGCATCGTCGCCATTATGTGAGCCTATCGCATCTTCGATAAGCTCAGCATTTTCCTTTACGTTGTAATGTACGTTGGTCTTTTTCATTGTATTACCCTTCAATAAGTGCCTGGACGCCGCCTGCGTAGAATCCGGCTAAAGATGGGTGCAGAGCAAAGCGCCCAGGCGTGATTTTATTTGTGCTGTAACGAGCCGAATTCATAAAAGTCATTATCGTCTATTTTGCCGTTTTGTCAAAGTTTTTTTTCAAGAAAGTTTTAAGTGTAGTAACAGCAAAGACTTACAGGCGAAGATTTTTTTATTTTTTTTTTATTTTTTCCTTGACAGATTGGAGTTTCAACGATATTGTTGTTTTATAAGATAATTGCAAGGATGCAAGGATGCAAAGATGTTGCAGAACTTGACAACTAATTCAGCTTATGAGGCGGTTTGGCCCTCTTTGCGCATCAAAGATAGGCCTGCCGCCCTTTTTAATAAATTATTCGAGATGTGCAAAGAGTCTGGAGTCTGTGATTGCAATGACTAAACCGCAATACCAAAAAGCCGATGTATGGGTAACAAGCACGGCGCGGGCCTTACGGATGTATAAACTTATTAGGCTTGATTCCTTCACAGACCGAAAAGCAAAGTAAATATCGGGTCAAGACGAGACATAGCTCTTCCCTGCATCTGCAACTTGGTTGTTTTCTTATACATCCAATAAGGTGTTGGTCTATGAAAAAAGAGCACATTGATTGTTTCTCTTGTATCCACGGTATTACGGGTAATTGCAAGCAAATCCGAAGGATTGGGGCTTGTGAAAGCTATTATAGCAAAGATGCAGTATTTCAAGGCATGTCATATAGTGGGCAGCCTAACAAAAGAACAGGAATATTGGATTCCATGTTGCTCTTTGATAGAAAAGTGGGCAAAACAACCGTAAAGCCCAAACGAGTGAACAAACCCAAAAAAGGCAAGGTAATAGTATTAGAGCCAGAAGAGTACAATTATTGGGAACATCACGGTACAAGGCATTTGAAGTATAGCAGGCGGCGAACAAAGAGATAGATGCAGACGTCTGCTAATAAGATAGGATAAGCATGGCAAAAGGAACACCAAAACGAGACGGCAGTGGTAGAGGCCGCAGGGCAAATAGAGGCCGAGGAGGCTGCAAGACCATGCGCAGAACCGGAAAAGCCTAATAATGCCAATAAAAAAAGTAGGCAATAAGTACAAGATCGGTTCAGGTAGAGCCATCTATAAGACCAGAGCAAGCGCAGAGCGAGCTTATAGAGCCTACAGAGCGAAGAAATACAGCAGAAGAAAAAGGAAATGAAAAAGAAAGGCCCACTGTATATCACCGACTACGAAGAGGTAGCCACAATATCAGGCTTTAAGGTCAAGGTCCGAGATGGAATATGGGACGAGCTTAAATTACGCAAAATCCACGCATTCAACGGAACACACGTATTTACAAGGATATACAACCACGCGCTCTTCAACAACAGCCAGGCACTAAAACACTTCTCTAAGGCACTGAAAGCCGCAATATGATTGAACAGACAATGGACACTAAAGCTCATGCCGGCAACCGAAAGACAAAAGGAAGCAAATAACGGACTCACAGACCTTGAAGACAGATTCGTAGATATGTATGTAGGCGAAGCCCAAAGAAGAGCAAGCACAGCAGCAAGACTCGCAGGATATAAGCAGCCCCACGTAATGGGCTGTAAGGTATTAGCAAGGAGCAGAGTGAGGGAGGCAGTAAGGGAGAGAACGGCAAAGATTATGGAGGAAACAGGGGTAACGCCCTTGCAGATACAGGCTAACGCTTTACACCTGATGGCTTGGGCTGAGGCGGAGAATGACCGGCAGGCCTACGCTAAGGGCAATGAGCAGCTTGGCCGCACGATAGCAGCCTTTACGGATAAGCGGGTAACGGAGGATTTAACCCCGGAGCAGCCGCCTACTGACGCCGAGCGGGAGGCATGGCGTGCGGCCGCAGAGGTCTATAAGTCGAGGATAGTCAAGGAGGGAGCATAGGGGATGCCACAGGTACGAGTTAAGGGGAGCAGTTCGCGTGAGGCCCTTCTGGGCGTAGGCGGACGTTCCGCGTGTATTCCCCACGAGTGGGGCAGCATTAGCGGCGAAGAGACTCCTTTTTGGCGAGGGGGTGGGGGGCAGGGAAGGGGGGGGCCTCGGCACTATGAGTACCTACCTCACTTGGGCCTAATACCCATTTGAGCGATGTTAATATAGGCAAGCAATGAGTGAATTTGAATTACAACGAAAACGGACAGACCGATTATATAATTTGGCTCACGGCTTAGCTCCTTACCCGATGGATTTCCTTATGCCGTATCGGAAATCCATGTATAATTATATACTTCTTCATCGTTCTCGGCATTGGTTTTACGAGTATATTAGGAGTGTTTCCCGTTTTGCTAACTTCCCGGATATTCCTGGTGTTTATATTATTTATCAACATGTCATACCCAAAGAGTATTGGGATGGCAAAGACCAGATGGGCGGTTGTTTTCGGCTAATTTATATAGGGTCGAGTGAATCAATTAAAAAGCGTGTTACGTCTCATATTTCTTTTCCAGCGGGTCGTCCTTTCTTTTCCAAAGCAGCGGAGCGACTTGAAAGTGGGCATGGCCCGTTTATTGTTGCTTACAAACTTACCCAAAAGAATGGAGATTGGCTCATGTTGGAACATCGTCTAATTGAGCGATTACAACCAGAATGTAACAGGCGAGGAATAGTTACTTCTCTCTTTCGGCACAGGAGTAAATTTGCGTCTGTTTTACATCTTTGATGCCAATGTTAATATAGGCAAGTATAATGGAAAGCTATACAGATTTGCGCTATTGTTGGAAGTGTGGCGGTTGGTTTCCTCTTACGTCTTTTTCGAGGCGTGGTGGGGTTTTATCGGACACATGCGATTCTTGTTATATGAAGTTACGTTCGGATGGTTTTATTGTTGGCGTTGCGTCTGGTGAAGATATTATTGGCATGACGAAGTTTGAGGATTATGTTCTTGTAGCCACTACTGGCGGTCTTTACCGGGTTGAAGGTAACAAAGCTGTTAAGATTCAGCTTGACAATGCTTCTAAGTACTGGGTTTAACTGAATGAATAGGGTTATGAATTTATATGGTTGTGATTGCACGATTTGTCGGGTAAATCCTTTGGCCATTTTACGAGAGATGGCGTCGTGTTCTCGCTGGAGTTTTACTGAGGCTAATCTTTCGCACATTACATTTGACCCTACTTTGGTTCCTGAGTATCGGATAATTCGCGGTCAGGTTCACGATGGTCTTTTCGTTTTTACATTTGGGATGTTGCACAAGGTTCTTTTGAGTTTAGTTAATCAAAGTTCTTATTACATTCCGACTGTTCCGGACGATCTTGCTTCACTAAAGGAGATACGGTACACGGTGGGTTGGCTTAGGTTCTCGTCGATTTTCAGGCGGGTTCATCTTCCTGTTGGTTGGTGGCCTGGAGTTCGTGAGCGTTTGCGGATTCCTGTAAAGTGTGAGTATGTTTTTGACAATTAGATAGGCGGGTTTGACTGAGGCTGGCGGGCTAAGGTTGACGTAAGGCGAAGAAAGCGGCTGTATTGGGGCCAATACCTTTGATACAGTCGCTTTTTTTGCGCCCGGATTTATTATGGTTAAACGAGTAAAAGATGCTTTTGTTGGTTTGATGGCTGTTGATCCGTTGATATGGGCTGCTCGTCGTGGTTTGAAGACTAAGAGCGGTTTATCTTATACTTTACATGGTCATGGTTATCAGATGGGTCTTTTACAGACTAAGAAGCGTGTTACAAATATTAAGAAGGGCACTCAGATAGGCATAACTTTAGTGGAGCAGATAGATGCGATACACGGTTTGATTTACAAGCGTTATCCTCAAGGGGTAATGTATATGATGCCGTCTGAGAAGTTAGTTGAGCGATTTTCGAAGTTACGTTTCACTCCGATGTTTGCTGAGAATTTATGGATGAAGGGTCATTTAACGGTAAATAATGTAAATGAGAAGGTAATTAACGGTGGTTCGCTTATTTTTGTAGGTGCTCTTCCTCGTGTTATAGCTGGCACGAGCATTAAGGATTCTCCTTATTTGCGGACTTTTGAGTGTGATCGTATTGTTCGGGACGAAGTAGATCATCACGATATGGATTTAGTTGATCAGAGCAAGCAGCGTCTCAATTATTCTCTTATCCGTCAGGAGTGCAATTTAGGCAGTCCCACCAGTCCGGGTTACGGTATTGACTTATTTTACGAGAATTCTGATCAATGTTTATGGCAGATAAAATGTCGGTCGTGCGGCAAATATACTTGTTTGGAGCGGGAGTGGGAGTCGGCGATTATTAGGCGTGGTGGGGTATGGTTACGAACGTGCACTCATTGTGGTGCGGAGATATTTGTTTGTGACGGCGAGTGGATTCCCGAATATCCTGAGCGTGAGGAGTGTGGTATGTGGCCGAGCAGTTTTCTTTCTCCTCGCGCTGATTTGAAGGGTTACATGAAGCGGCTTTTGGAGTCTGAGGGCAGTCAGCGTGTTGAGGCGTTACGTTCTATCGTTGGCGAAGCGGCGGTGGACACTGAATGTCAGTTGGATACTGTAACCGTTCAATCTCGGTGTACTAAGGATCCGATGCGGATGATGTCTATTGGCGAGACTGCGATGGGCGTTGATATAGGCAAGGTTATTCACGTTACTATTGGCATTAGATTATCGAAAGACACTTACGATGTATTCTGTGCGATGCAGTTGGACAGTCTTCAGGCGCTTCACGATTTAGCGATGAAGATGAACGTTCGTGTTGCCGTAATAGATTCTGGCCCGTTTGATCATGGCGTTCGGGAGTTTCAGAAGGATGAGTCTTATACGGTTTATTTATGCCAGTATTCGGAGCAGATGCCTGGTGTTCCGAGGTTTGACGGCAAGACTGGGATTGTCAAGTGCAATCGTAACGAGTGGTGTGATAAGGTTCATTCTATTTTTGTAAATAACAAGATTAGGATTCCCCGTCCGTCTCGGATGATGGACGAATATATTAGGCAGATGACACATACGGCGAAGGATTTGATAGTGAATCCTGATACTGGTCAGAGTAAGCCGAGGTGGTTAAAGAGGGGTGCGGATCATTTTTATCATAGTACGCTATATTTTTTACTGGCGGCTGGTCGCATGTCGCCTCGTCCGAGTGGGTCGAAGGGTGTGGTTCGGGCTACTCATTGCGTGAATAATTGGAATTAGTTGGAATTAAATTAGTTGGAATTAAATTGAAACGAAAGGGTAAGAAATGAAGTGTCCAAAGTGTGGTAAAGAAGCGACTTACGACGAGCGGCGTGAATGCTGGCAGTGTTTTGAGTGTAACCCTGTATTGAAAGAGCCGGTTATTGTTGAGGAGCCGAAGCGGAATTATCTTGACGTTCACTTAACTGACGAGCGGGTTCGCGAGATTGTTCGCGAGGAGATAGAGAATTATCTCATTGAGCAGTTGAAGTCGAAAGAGGTTGGCTCTGAAATAGATGAGTTACATCGTCCGGACGAAACGGACGAACATCGTCCGGACGAAACGGACGAACATCGTCCGGCATTATCTACGGCCACGCCCAATGTCGAGACGGTGGTAGAGGTTAAGCAGCCTTACGATTGGCGTTTGGAGGCTAAGAAGTTGGGCATACCGCTTTTACACCGAACGAAGGTTGATGTCCTGGCTGACATAAAAGCTAAGAAGGAAGGCGAAGTCAATGTCGATGCTGCGTGACAAGTTTTACGCACAGAAGGATAGGCAGGAGCCTCCCGGAAAGTCTCCGCCGAGGTCTGAGAGTCAGAAGTGGCCTACGGACAAGGCGAAATATGATAGCGAATATGACAGAATTTTTAGAGGCAAGAAAAGCGGTTCATAGTGAACTGTTCAAATTGAAGGCCCGATAGAGTAGGGCAATTACGCCTTGCCCGTAAGGGCAGAGGCTAGAAAGGAGCCTATTATGGCTATTTATGCAAGTAAAGGGGACAGGTTTGAGAGTAAAACTATTAAGCAGGGCAGTATAAAGAATCCTGTGGCGGCGTCAAATACGGATAGGGGTTTGAGTCCCGGTTTGTGGAATACTTGTCCGGTGGAGTTACTCAAAGCTAATCCGGCGTATGGCACGTTTTTTTTGGACGATTTTACTGGCGGTGGTATTGTAGTGGCTAACAATAAAGACACGGCGGCGGTATCTGCTTTGGGTACTACGGGTGTGTGGACGGGCTGCACGGCGGCTACTTCTGGCACTGCGATTACTACTCTTGCCACGAATTATCAGGGCGTAGTGCATCTTGAGAGTACGACTGATGATGAGGATGCGATAATTGCGTATCCGAAAACCGCTCAGAGTGCCGGGCCGTTTAAGATGTCGTCCGCTACGCGGTTATGGATGGAAGCGAGAGTTTCGATTCTCAATACAACGACCAATAAGTTCAATGCCTTTTTCGGATTTGCCGAAGAAGGTTTGGTTGCTACTACGACACTAATTACTGCGTCTGATGCAATGGCGGATAAGGACTACGTTGGTTTTCAGAAAACTTTCGCGGGTACTACCGGTATTGCGTCGGTTTATAATACGGAATCTGGTTCCAGTTCTCCGGTTACTGTTGCCGCCGCCGCTGCTACCGTAGCTGCGGATACATTCACAAAGATAGGAATGTATTGCGACGGTACTACTTGTTATTTCTACCAAAACGGGGCAAGGGGTACAGGCGTTGCGATAGCGACGGCGGATTTCCCCGACGACGAAGAAATGGCTTTTTATATTGGCCTAATGTTAGGTCATGGCGATACAGCCAGTATTGAAGTTGATTGGGTTGCTATTGCGCAGGCGTATTCGTTAGTTGATCCGTTAGGGGCATAAGGAGAATGTAGATGTCTGGCATATTTACGAGTCCGAAAAAGCAGAAGGTGCCGATTCAGGCTCCGGTGGTTTCCGAAGTTAGCGTAGTTGAAGAAGATGCCGCCGAAGCTCGGCGTCGGGAGCGGAAGAAGCTCCAAGCTGGTGGTTCGGCGAGTACGCGGCTAAGCGGGATAGAATCTGCAATAAACATGGCCTTAAAAAGGCGTTTAGGCGAATAGGCAAAATGACCAAAGAAAAGATTGAATTGCTATTAAGGCGATATGGAACTGCTACGGCGCTCAAGAGGCGCACGGATAAGGTTCGACAGGCGGCGGGCAAATACGCATGGCCCGCCGCTCAAGACCAGGTTCGTAATGCTGAGACTACGCCTAATTATAGTTATAAAATATATGATTCGACGGCCATTTTGAGCAGTTATAAGACGACTTCGGGGATATTCTCGTATCTCATGCCGGTTGGCGAGAAGTGGTTTGAGTTCGTTGCCGAGGATTACGAGTTGAATCAGAATCCTGAAATCCAAAAGTGGCTATCAATTGCTTCGCATCTTACTCATGCGGCGTTATGGCGTTCCAATTTCCAGCGTGAAATGTTTATAGCTATCCGGTCGATGGTAGTTTTTGGAACGGGTGTTATTTCCGTCGAGCGGATTTTGCGAGATATAGTTTTTAAGACTCATCATATAGGGTTTATGGCGTTCGATGTGGATAGTAAGGGAGATATAGATACTGTTTATCGCCAGATATTTTATACGACCAGGCAAGCTGCGCAGGAGTTTGGCAAAGACAATCTTAATAAGTCTGCAAAGAGAGCTTTTGAGAAAGGCCAATGGGACGATAAGTTCGAGTACGTTCATATTTGCGGGCCGAATAAAGATTTTGACTCATCTAAAATGAGTAAGCGGCATAAGAAGGTTTCTTCTTTCTATATTAGCATTGAAGATAAAGAGGTGGTTAAGGAAGGTGGCTTTAACGATTTGCCGTACAAGGTCGCTCGGTTCGCTCGCGTTCCACAAGAGATAATGGGTAGCGGCCCCGTAATGGAGTATATGGCCGAGATTAGTATGCTGAATCGCATGAAGCGAACTTTTATTGAGCAGAGCGAAAAGCAGGCTAATCCGCCGTTGATGATGGAAGATGACGGCGTAGTGGGCCAGCCGGTAACGAGTCCGGGTGGGATACTGCACGTTCGTGCTGGAGCCTTAGAGCCGAAGTTTCTCCAAACTGGAGTCGATACCCGCTTGAACGCCGAGAATATTGCTCAGCAGCAGCAGTTGGTTAGGGAAGGCTGTTTTAGTGATTTGTTCCAGGCGCTCGCCAACAAGAGGAATATGACAGCGACGGAAGTTGTCGAGCGGATAGAGGAGAAGATAGTTCTTATTGCTCCGGCGATAACGGCTTTGCAGAAAGAGACTTTTAGTCCGCTCATTATGAGAGTTTTAGATTTACTAATAAAATCGGGTCAAATTCCCACGCCTCCGGTCAAATTTGATATGAATGTAGTTTATCACGGTCGCCTTGCAATGGCAATGAGTAATATGCAGGCGAATGCTATGGAGGCGGTTATGGCGAAATGGTCGCCTTATATGGAAATCACGCCGGTACTTGAGAATGTTGACCTCGACAAAGCGTTTAGAAAGTCGTGGATAAGCGAAGGTGCGCCCGCCGAATTACTAATGGACTACGACGAAATGTTAGAGAATCGGGCGGAGTTGCAGCAGTTGGAAAAGGCCAAAGTCCAAGCTGAGATAGCCGATAGTGCAAGTAAGGCGTACAAGAATGTTTCCAAGAGTCCCGAAGACGGCAGTTTAGGAGCGGCGATATGACAGAAGCAGAAGTGCAAAACGCGAAGAACGAAAAGATACGCAACGAACTTGCTTTAGCTTATAAGCGGCTGTTTATGACCGATGATGGCAAGCGCGTTTATGCCGATTTGGAAAAGTTTTGCGGTTTTCTGAATACGAGCGTATGTGAGCAGTTGCCCGATGCGTTGCAGACAATGTTCAAAGAAGGGGAACGTCGTGTTTTCCTTCATATAAAGAGTTTGATAGACCGAAAAATAGAAGGGAAAGATAATGGATGAAGGAACAGAAACAGGTTGGGTAGGTCCGCAGGGCGAAATAGTGGGCGAAAGTGCGCCGGAAAGCGTCCAGAACCTTATGGCCGCGAAAAAATGGACTAATATAAGCCAAATAGCTGATGGCTATACGGAGTTAGAGAAGTTCAAAGGTATCGGGGACGAAAACCGATTGACGTTGCCCGAAGGGGACGATCCGGAAGCGTGGGGCGAAGTTTATAATAGACTTGGCAGGCCGGAAACTTACGATGGTTATGAGTTCGAGAACGATACCGGTGTGGAAATAAGCGATGAGCTTTTCGATAAGTTCAAACAGTTTGCTCATCAGGAGGGTTATACCCAAAAGCAGCTTGCCGGAGCGGTGCGGTTCCAGCTTGAGGCGGTTAAGGCGCAGCAGGAATTAGCTATGCAGGCCGAGAATGAGGCTATCGAAAACAACATTAAGGCTCTTAAAGAGAAGTTCGGCGAAGTTGAATACAAGGCAAAGGTGGCTATCGCTCGCACGACCGCCGAGAAACTTGGTATCTACAAAACGCTCGAAGCAAAGGGCCTCGCAAGCGATGTTGACATGATTGTTATGCTGGATAATATCGAGAACAAAACGGGCGAAGATATGATTAGTTCCCAAGCCCAAGCCGACGCGGGCCAGAAAACGATTGAAGAGGAACTGGCCGCGATACAAAAGAGCGAGGCTTGGCTTAACAAATTTGACCGTAAACATAAGGAAGCACACGCAAGATTTTTAGAATTATGCCAATTAGTTGGCGAAAAGAATGTCAGACAAGCCTGAAATGGGAAGATATAGATGTTAAGGTAGTTTAGGATACAAACAAAAGCAACTATGGCGGATAAGTTGGAAGGCCCCGCCTGATAACAGTAATCTGTTCGTGTGATGTGCGTGAATCATAAGTGATGGCCTCTTACTTAATAGAGACAACCTGAAACGTTGATAAATTGTTGTACTCTATTATGAAAGGTCATTAACAATGGCTACGAGAAACACTAACACTAATAGCACCAGGGGTTATACGGAAGCGTTTATTCGCTCCTTTACTACTGGGTATGAACATGTTCTTCAGGAGAAGAAGCGGCAATTTGCCGGAATGTTCCGAGAAGAACGACTGGAAGGAGAGTACCAATCATACGATTTTATTGGTACTATCGAACTTGACGACAAAGGGAGCCGCTTTGAAGATATTCCTGTCGAGGATATGCTCCACAATCGCAGATGGATTTCACCTGTCTTTGCCCGTAAAGCTATTTTCGTTGATGACGAAGACCAGATAGCCGAGCATACCGATCCTAAAAGCGCCTATATTGAGGGGCTTGCCAAGGGGGCAATTCGCAAAGAGAATGCCGTTTGCGTTGCTGCGTTTTTCGCCGACGTTTCAGGTGGTAAAACGCCGGGTACTGACACTTATACGTTGGCTAATTCGCTTTACGTTACTTCCACCAGGAACACTACGGCGGGTCGTACTATTGCCCACGATGTTCAAAGCGATTTTACCGCCGGTGGGGTATCTACCGGTCTTACCGTTGAAAAGCTCATTTTGGCTCGACAGGCTATGAAAGAGTTGGAAAACGATCCTGACGAGCAGTTATATATTGGCGTTAGTCCCAAGCAGACTTCCGACCTATTACGAGAGGCAGAGACTCAGAGCATTGATACGAGTCTTGAGCGGTCGTTGGTTGCCGGAGAGATTACGCGGTATATGGGTTTTGAGTTCGTCGAGAGTAATAGATTTGAAATAGGTTCGAGCAATGACGTTGACGCCGATACGAACGTTTTCGAGTTGCCGGTTTGGTCGAAGGAAGGAATGCTGTTTGCCAGACACGAGTCGCCGATATTTGACGTCGGTTGGGTCGTAAGAAAAGGGGTTTGGCAGATTTCAGCCCGCGTGGGTATGCAAGCAATCCGAATGGACGAGAGCAAAGTACTCAAGATTGAGTGCATTTAATAGAAAAGGAGTTTAATTATGGCTACAGGAGCTTATAAAGGAGACGTTTATACTCTCCAAGACACCCCTGTTATTGGAACTCTTCCCAGAGCGGCTATTGCCGGTGGAATTGTTTATTGTTCTATTGACAGGTCGGTCGCTGCGACGGCTGACGGTTTGACGCTTGGTTCGACACACCACGTTGGTAAATTGCCTAAAGGCGCGGTAGTTCTCTACTCAATTGTCTGGCCGATAGCGACGGCGACTTATGATGCGCCTGACGCTACGACTGGTGCGACAACGGGCAGTCTTGGCATTACCGGCGATACTGATTTGTTTGGTGATGTTACGGCCTTGAATTCGGCTACGCCGCAAATTGTCATTCCAAAACCGGATGGTACGACTTACACCAATACTCTCAAGCCGTTGACTGAGGCTGCGGATGTCTTTTTAACATCTGCTGCTGTTGACTGGACGGATGCTGAGGGTTTTGCGGTAATGATTTTCTACACGGTTGCAGGATAGTTTGTTGTAATGGGGCGGGGTTTCGGCTCCGTCCCAATTTTTGAGGTTTATTATGGCTATTACCGATGAGCGAGTGATATATAACCTTGCCCTCGACTATATAGGCGAGTTTTACGTTAGCGACGATACTGCCACAAGTACCAAGCAGTATATTGTGTGCGAGCGTAATTACGATAATGCAAGGGATGAGGTTCTCGCTGCCCATCCCTGGAACGAGGCTAAGGTACGGGTGATAATTGCCCAAGATTCGGAATTGCCGATATTTGGTTACGAGCGGAAGTATTCTGTTCCCAATGGATGTCTTCGAGTTTTAAGCGTGAACGATGAAATTGGTGCTGACGTTTCTAACAACCAAGCAGGAGTTCAGGCGTGGGAAGTTGAAGGCGGTTACATTTTCTCCAATTCGGGCGTAACGCCTCAGACCTGGGCTGCTAATACGAAGTATTACGATGGCGAGTTTATTTCGACTACACCGAGAACGTGGGCTACTGGCACGGATTATATTGAAGGTGAGTTCGTTACGGACGGCACGTTGACTTATGAAGTATTAAGCGACCATACGAGCGATACGATAGCAAACGATATTGCATCGAACGATCTTGCCGCAGGTGTTGATACCAACTACGGGGTATATGAAATAGGCACAACGCATACTTCGGATACTGTTCTGGCCGATCTTACTTCCGGGTATCTTACCGCCGCGAATCCGGGCGATAAGATTGTTTTTGTGGAATACGTCCAGCAGTTGACTACTATTAGTAATTGGAGCGTTGCTCTCAAAGACGCGGTAGCAATGAACCTTGCGATTAAGATTATTACGCCTCTTACTAACGATACGAGGGGCAAAGAGAGGCTGATTGAGCAGTTTGAGAAACTGACAATGCCGAAAGCAAGGTCTAATGACGCAATGCAGGGCAAGCCGAAACCTATTTTTAATTCCGAATGGCTTCGTGCGAGAAACCAATGGTAAAATGAAAAAGATTAGTTTGATATTATGTTTTGTTCTTGCGAGCATGGCTTCGGCTACGACTTATTATCTCGATGCCGACCGGCCTGACGATTCGGGGGATGGTTTGTCTGCGGGAGCGGCGAAGAAAACGTGGTCTGCAATTGACACTTTGCTCGATGCTCTTGGCGACGATGGGGCGGGCGATACGGTGATGGTTTATACGGGAGATTATGGTGTTATTTCTGCTGGGGTATTGATTAAGGCCCGCGATGACTGGCTTGCGATAGAAGCTGCTTTAGGTGAAAGCCCAACGGCAACTTATATCTATATGGATAGCGAAGCAGACGCATCTGTTAAGGTGAAATTCGACGGGTTCTCGATTACGCAAGACGGAACTGCTGAGTATTGCGTAAAAATCGCTGATTGTCTTGATACGAAGTTTTGGAATATGGATTTAGTCGGCGATGGTTATCTCCTGTCTGAAACGGGTGGGCCTCAAAATGGAGTCGGATTTTGGCTTTACGGCCCTGCTGCAAACATAGACATAAATGACTGTACTATAGTTGGGCATTCAACGGGCCGGTTGGATGGGTTTGTAGTTGGTATCAATATAAAGGGGAGTGATGTAACTGTAAGGAATACCGAAATATCAGAGTGTTATTTTGGCATCAAGTTTGAGGAGGCGAATGATTGCAACTTAATTGACAGTGAAGTTCATAATATAGCTTCCGACAATGTTCTATTGATGGATGTAGATGGCATATTGATACAAGGGAATGACATTTATGACTTGGAAGTTTACAAGCCCACATTGACCGAAACTCCTACAGAAACCGTTTTCGAGGCAAACGGTCTTGAGATGAATAATGGAGATGCTAAATGGAACACTGCCGGGGCTACTTTTGCCGGTAATTGCGAACTTTGGGTTATGTCTGGCAATAATGTAAAGATAGGAACAGACAATGTCTATGTCACTGTTGTAAGTGACACTAAAGTTACCCTAAGCCAAACAATCGCAGATGGTGGAACGCCGAGTAATGTTGTTTACTATTTCCGTGGCCTGGCACACACTGATTTAGTGCAGGCAAATGCTGCAATATACAGTGATAATGTTACTGTGCGTGGAAATAAGTTTCACCGTGAAGGGGGACACCAGATAGTATGGTTTAACCCTGCTCTCTACCCTGATTATGATGATGCGGCTGGTCATAATTGGCTGATTGAAAACAATCTATTTTATACCACTGAGATAGACGGCGCAGATGAAGAAAATGCGTCCACAGTTCGTATAAGTGCTATTGACGGCCTTACCTTCAGGAATAATATTGTTATTACGGCTTCGTATTCTGCTAATTATACCATTGTAGGCAATATCATATCCAAGGCGGAAAACTGGGGAAATTACTCCGAGATCAGTGAAGAAGGCTACAATATTATCAACAGGGATAATGTTGTTTTTGAGTATGCAGTAACTTCGGATTTTCTCGACGGTGCTTGGGACAATGCTACGTTTCGAGAACTATTCGCAGACTTCGATGCAAACGATTTTACTCACGCCTCTGCGGAAAGTTTGGGGGTAGGTCATGGCGACCCTGAAAATTCTACTTCTGCGGATATTCTCGGTGTAAGTAGAGATGGCGACCCTGATGCGGGTTGCTATGAATATGAAAACGGAAATGGAGCAGCTACTTATCTTATAGGGAGTTCAAAATGAAAAAGTTACTTTTAATGTGGTTGTTTGTTTTGCTATTATCAACAATTTCTTTTGCCGTTACACCCGTCGTGAGATATGTTGACCCTGGAGCATCTGGGGCAGGTAACGGTACGTCTTGGGGCGATGCCTATACTTCGTTGGAAGCATGGAATCTCGCCGAGGCGGAGGATATTACTGCTGGGGGTAGCGACGAAATCCACACTGTTAATTGCAAGACTACTGGTGGAGCGGACACCACAAGGGTCATTATGAATGGCTGGACGACCGATGATACGCATACTATTACTATTCAAGTTGCTACCGCAGATAGGCACGATGGCACAAGGGGTACAGGTTATCGCCTTGTAATGGATGATGACTGGGAAGATGCTTTTGAATGTATTGAGGATTATGTTACTATTGACGGTATTGCAGTATCAAATACAAATGCCAATGCTGTTCATGGTATTTATTCTACGGGTGATAACTGCACCATCAAAAACTGCCTGGCCTATGACAATGATGATGATGGCATAAACTGTGGTTCCGCCACAACAAACGTCCTCGTCGAGAATTGTATCTGTTACGGCAATGGTGACGATGGCATTGAAGCCAAAACGGCTACTATAAAATACTGCACTTTAATTAACAACGGCGGCAGTGGCACGGAAGTCGATTCTCCTGGCACGCTTACGGTCATAAATTGCTATTCCGGTGGTAATGATGCTAACGATTACGGCGATGGGGGTGGCACTACAAACACTACAACTTGCCACGATTCAGACGGAACGGGAGATACTACTACAGCACTCGCAACGGATAGCGGAACATACTTTACCAATGTTACTGCCAGTTCGGAAGACCCGACTATCACATCGGCATCGTCCGGTTTGAATGGGACTGCAACTTCCGGTCATACGGCTACAGATTTTGAAGGCGATACAAGGGATGAATCAACTCCCGATATTGGGGCTGATGAGTACATAGCCGCAGGTGGCGGCATACCAATTTTAAGGCGGCGACGCGAATAATTTAAGGAGACAGTAAAATGAAGTTTAGAAAAAAACATTGGATGGTGTATCTGGCGATTGTTTTGCTGATTTTGGTAGCCATCGCACAGGATGTGGCAAGTGGGGCCGACGTTAGGCTCCGAAAATATGGAGTTGAGACAACTATCGACTTCGAGCTATACGAAGTAGATGGCGTTGACCTTAGAGTTGATGCTGTCGATGCCGGTTCCGACTGCACGCTCAGAAAGGACGGTGGAGCTGATACGACTTGCACGAACGATTTTGTCGATGAGGGCATGAGTTATTCGCTTGTTCTTACTGCAACCGAAATGGAGTCTGAGCGGCTTATACTTCATATAATCGACTCGGCGACGAAAGTGTGGTTGGATAGAGTGGTTATCATAGAGACTTATGGTAATGCTTCTGCTGAACACGCTTTTGACTTAGACCTTGCTGAACAAACAGTGGATGCAGTTAAGATAAGTGGCGATGCTACTACGGCGAATAATTTCGAGACAGGCACGGCAAACTGGCTGGATATTTATGATGCTGCTACTTGTTCGGTGACCGATTTGTTTAGTGATGCTCTTACATCTTCCACGATTGGCGATAAGGTTGTAGCCGATATGGATGCCAATTCTACCCAACTTGCGTTACTCGTCACTGAGGTGGCAGAAGCAGATGCTAATCTTGCTACGATAGTTACTAATACCGAAGCCTACGACACCGATGCTGAATATGCAGAAGCTATTTGGGGAGCTGCGGTGGCAAGTTATAGCGATGAAGCGGACTTTGGCGGTGAGTTAGGGGGGCTTGACGCTAATATAACTCTTATTCTTGAGGATACCGGCACTACTATTCCTGCTGCAATTAGCACATTATCGGCAGGATCGTTAGCCTCTAACGAAGCGCCAACTACAGGCACGGCGGCGACGGTAGGCACTCAAAATGGGGCATATTCGGGCTATACTCTTGGGGCTGACGATGGTTCGGTTTGGACTATAACTGACGACGATTCCAATCCGACCGATGTAGTTTTGCAATATGAGCTTGGAACGAAAGTTCCGGTTAGTGTAGAAGCGAGAATGTTCTGGAATGTAGCTCCGGCAGGCACGGCTACTTTGACTCCGCAAGCCTACAATTATAATAGTGAGGCTTACGAATCTATTGGCGAACCGTTAGAAGATGAATCATCCGACCAAACTTACGAATGGGCCTTATCTAATGAGCATTATGACCCATGCGAGACTAATCTCGGTGAAGTCAAGATACGGTTTATCGCATCGGCCCAGCATAGTTCTGACGTTGTTTCGATAGACAGGATTGTAGTTAGTGCTGTACCGGCAGGTGCTTTGACTGCCAGCGATATTTGGGCTTACTCCTATCCGCATGAGTATGTTGGCGGCTCGTTGGGTTGTAAGTTAAGTCATTTAGTGCCTTTATATGGAAAAGTGGCAACGGCAGATAGCGCAACCAGTTTCACGCTTGATAACGGGCAAGCTACCAATGATGCCTATAATGGTATGTTGTTAATGGTGAACGATACTGATACTGGCAATCATGAAGTGCGAATTATCTCCGACTGGACAAGTGGCAAAGTGGTTACGGTATCGACGGCGTACAGTTTCACTCCGGCAGCAGGGGATGGCTGGAAACTTCTGGCGGCAATGACGCCGACGGAGGCTACTATATGGGCTGCGGGAGCGCGAACGCTTACGGAACTTGATGAGGATAATACAACTATTGACCTTGACGGAACTACTGTACTGTCCACGTTTGATTTCGCCGACGCTAATTGGACAGCCGTTGCGACGGATGCAAATACGGCGGCTGCTGGCAGTGACCCGAACACATTTCTTGATATGGATATTAGCGATAAAACTACTAAAAACACATGGGGCTGGTTATTAAACAAACTCAAAAAATGGTCAAGATAAGGAGAACAAAAAATGAGTACAACAATATCTTCGTATCGCACGTTAGATACGGTAGCTGACTTAGCAAATACTCCCGATACGGACTTGGCGGCTGCTACCGGATTTTTCCCGGGCGCAATTACCGGCGAGATAGACGTTCTAAAAGATTGCGGGGCGGGTTATAAAACTTTGGCCAGTAATATATGTCTCATCTTGCACGTTACGGGCGGTGCTAACGGTGATACTGTAACACAGGTTATTTACGGTCGCGTTGACGGCGGGCCGCCTCAGCGAATAGCTTCGATAGTTTGGAAGATTGGCTTGGCTCAAGTTGATGGTACTGCAACGAACTTGTGGGCTGAAACAGCTACTGTTACGTCGAAGCACGTTTCGACCATTACCGTAGCTGGAGATGACGGCGATGATATGCCTGGTTGTGTGATATTTGACCTGGCGGGTTATAGATACATTAAGAGTTATTTCACAGCCGATACCGGCGACCCGACAATTGCAACTTGTCTCTATAGATATTTCACATAATGGCTCAGAAACAGCACAAAACCAGCTACAACGCCGGAGAACTTTCGGAGTATATGGCCGGTCGTGAGGATATAAACAAGTATCACAACGGCTGCTCTAAACTTATCAATGCTACCGTTCTGCCGCACGGCGGGGTAGTGAAGCGTCCTGGCACTGAATACATCGCCACTGCTGCGAATAAGAGCAGGCTCGTTCCGTTCGAGTTTTCTGTAATTGATTCGCTTATTTTAGAGTTTAGCAACGAATTGCTCCGATTTTATAAAGACGGTGCTGCCGTAATGGGCGGTGCTGGCACTGAAACTGACGCCACTTATGCTTCGGCTGGCACGGTAATTTCTCATTGGAAGATGAACGACAACGCTGCCAATACTGCCGTAGATGATGCAGCCGAAAATCACGATGGCGTAGCAAGTAGTAATACAGAAGATATTCACGCCACCGGCCATGTCGGTACGGGATGTATGAATTTGGCTGGTCAGGATGCTATAGCTCTTGAAGACCACGCAGATTTTACTTTTATAGAAGGCACTAACGGCGATTTTAGTATAGTTGGATGGTGCTATGTTACCGATACGGGATCGGAGCAGGTTATAATGGCTAAGTGGGACTAGACTCTCGGCTCACAGGCGCGGGAATGGAAGCTGGTTCTGGATTCGTCGCTCAATTTGAAGATGTGTATTGCCGATGAGAGTCTTTTGCTGGACTCCGATTTAATTGCCCATTGGAAGCTAAATGATTCGGCACAGTCGGCGGCGGTTGACGATGCGACGGGAGACCATGACGGCACTTTGTCTGACGGAGACAACAATTACACATCCGACCATAGCGTTACAGGGAAGGTTGGCAACGCCTTTGATTTTGATGGTTCCGATGATAAGATAAAAATAGACGATGCCGCCGCTTTTGATTTCGGTGACGCTTCTGACGATAGTCCGTTTTCTATAAGCGCGTGGATAAATATGGACGACGCGACAAGGTTTCCGATATTATCCAAAACGCTAACCGGCGATTGCGAATGGATTTTTATGGTAAGTAGGGATGATAAACTTTGCCTAAGATGTTTTGATGACGATGCAGGTAATTGGATAGGGAGGAAATATGATACTGTACTAACGGCACAGGAGGGTTCTTGGATTCACGTTGTTGCTACTTATGACGCTACGGAAGCATCGTCCGGAATAACATTATACTTGAATGGGAGTGCCGTTGATGATGCAGACGACGAGAACGGTTCTTATACGGCAATGCACGGCAACGCCGCCGATGTTTATATGGGATATGTAAAGGAACCAGACAATGTTGGGGGCGACGATGATT